GAGTGCTCAGACTTCCAGATGTTCTCAAGATCACTATCATCTGCACTCAGTGCAGCAACAGAATCAAACTCAGAAGAGTCATAGTTCCAGTATCCTGCAACCTTCTTGATCTTCAGTTTGAAGTTAGCACCTTCCCAAAGGTCGAAGACGTTGACAGGAGTCTCGTCTTGGAACTCAGGTTGCATGGCAGCGAGGATCTTGTCATGGATCTTCTTGCCATACTTGTAGAGGAACACCTTGCCCTCGTTCTCAGGGTGCTTAGGATCCTTGACGACATAGATGTTGCTGTAATACTGGAGCTTACGCTTCTGCTTACGAGCAGTCTCTTTGTCTTCATCGCTACCGCTGTTCCAGAGACGGCGGTTTACTTCACCAACGGGATCCTTCTCGTTGAGTGTGGTCAGGGAGTTTTCGATGTACCAACCACCAGGACCTTGGAAGGCATGGGAGTACACCTTTGCCCAAGGGACGGTCTCGCCCTCAGGTGCGGGGAGGAAACGGATAACAGCGTACCCGTTGCCAGAAGCGTCAACCTCTGGTTTCCAGAATCGCTCATCAACGTTCTTACCGCTGGATGATTTCTCCAATTCCTTCTGAAGGAACTGTAGATTGTTCTGGGATTTGCGCTTCAGATCTGCAAACGACATTAGATTACCTCGGATTAGTTTGGATTTGGTCTGTGATGCCCTGATCACTTACACATAATAACAGGCACAGAGTCGGGCGTCAACCCTCTGTGCCACTTTCCAACTGTCTTTTCATCAGTTGGACTTTCTGGAGCAACTCGTCGAACATCTCTTCGATAGGGGTGTCGGGAGTTGCACCTAGCATAACAACACCCTGCTTCATTGTCTCCAGGACAGAGACACATTCAGGATCGTCACTAAGTTTGATACGAAAATAAAAAGTCTTTTGTTTTTCAATGAGAAGTTCTAACTTCTCAAAGTAATCCATCTTCCTCTCATCATCAAGGAGGACAAAGTTCATAGCAGATCTAAAACAGAACTGCTGTAGTTCCATCATCTCTTGGATGTCACCACGTACTAATTCAGATTGAAAGAAACTCATACCAACATTAACTTAGCTCTACTTGTTTTCTTCATGAAGTTGAGTTGCTGTGCCTCATGACGGAGTTTCTCCTTCAAAGGTTTGCTGATCAACTTTGATACACTATCTAGTTCAATTTCATTCACCTCGCAATAGTGGATAACCGAATCAATATAATTCATATCGGGATTGTGTAATGCAATCTTCTCCACTTCCTGCGAGAATCTCGCAGCAGTCATAAATTTATCCTCTAATAATTGTTTTTTCTCCATACCGTTCTTGATACTCCGCGATGTAACTCATTAGTTTCATAAAGAATTCTTTCTTAGGTGGAAGCACCTTAACTTGTGTCTCTCCGTTTTCACAAGCAACGATAGTCACGAGTTGTTTAACGCTCAACCCGTAGTTCTCTTGCAACATACATGCGTATGCTGTTTCCTGAACAAAGTAGTCGTAGAGATATTTTTCACGCTTAGGTTCTGCTGCTGTCTTAAAGTCAATAATAGACAGCACTCCGTCGAACTCAGCGATACAATCTACACGCCCTGCAATCTCCAAATGTTTAGAGTAGAGCGCCGCTTCCTGTAAGTAAATATTATTTATACGGTCCAAAGTATCCCTAGAATGCTGGAACATTAGGACGGGAAGCGGGAACTTACTATACTTTTTCAGATCAAGATTGTTATTGAAGTAGTCTTCAACAATAGAGTGATACTTAGTTCCTCTGTTGGTAGATCTCTTGGAGATATTGTTTGCCTTCTCCTCACCAACACGGGCACGCCATCTAGCAATGCCCGCCATCTTTTCTTTGTTGTTGCTAATCACTGTGGTGACAGACGGAAACTTAAAACCTTCTGGTGTTAGGTAAACACGTTTGCCATCCACCATCTCGGCAACCATTTCAATAGGATCTAGTCCCACATGATTAAACAACATCATAGACCCAGATTAATTTTATTGATAATGTAAGACTTGACTAGACCAGAGCGAACGATATCATCGATACCGAACTCAATGCAACTAAACTCTTCCATGTTCTCAAGGATACGCTGGAAGTCTAGGATACCTGTGCGCTCACTGATCTTTTGTAGGTCAGTCTGTGCAGCATCACCACAGAAAATAATCTTACTGTCCTGACCAACACGAGTGATGATTGAATCCAGTTCGTGGAAGTTCAGGTTCTGACACTCGTCAATGATAACGATTGCATTGTCCAGTGTAGTACCACGGATGAAACTAGTGGACCAGAACGAGATAGTTTCCTGTGCCTTGAGGTTTTCATACAACATCTCGAAGGAGTTGTCATCAGGCATCTCGAACATAGATTGTACCATGTTCTTGTAAGGAATCTGATAGAGAGAAGACTTGTCCTCGTGGTCTCCTGGTAGGAAACCAATCTCTCTGGTAGCAACCAGAGAACGAACAAGATAAACTTTCTCGTATGGTGTGTACTCATTGAGTACATCCTTCAGTGCCTTGTAGAGAGCGACGAATGTTTTACCCGTGCCTGCTACACCAGAGGCATAGATCATCTTACCTTTGTCCCACTCATCAAACATAATCTGTTGATTATGAGTCAAAGGTTCGACGGGCACCATGTATGCCTCGTCGATAGGTTTCCGACGCTTCTTTTGCTTGGCAGTCATACCTTGTCCAGGTGATTTAACGGTCTTCTTTCTTGGGGGCATGTCAGTTATACTTTTGAGAGATACTATCGTTGGTTGGTGCCTTAGGAGCAATCTTGTTCTTCATGATGTCATAGAATCCTGGGTGAGTCTTTGACATTTTATGCTGCCAATCACCCACCTCACCAGAGGCAGGGCAGGTAGATGGATCACTCCAGTCTCTCTGCCAATCAGGATTATCAGTCTTCCATTGTTCCCAAGCAGAGAAAGTCAATCGAACTTCCTTCTGCTCGCCAGTCTTGGTATTAATTACAGGATAGGTAGGCATTAGTTCCACTCCAGTGCTTCAGCACAAATAGGAAATTGTTCTGCGAACACACGCTTTGCATCGAGTGCAATGTCCATGTGTTCTTTCTGCGTACCATTAGCGGAACGCAATTCGATATAATGGATCCATGATCTTACTGAGCCCGTCATGTAGATTTTTGTGGGCACAGCGAGGGGGAGGATAAAACGAGCACACTCCTTTGCAATATCATGCTTAAGCATGATTTCATATAGATCCATGGCAGCATCCATATGACGCCGAATCTGAATCTCAAACTCTTGCTTGGTGAAAGGATCAATATCATCGATAGAGTTCTGTCGATTCTTTGTATCCTGTCGTCGAAGATCAAACATCGGGATCTGATCTGCCAACATAGAACTGTCAGCATACCGCTGGGAAAACTCTTGATATGTGAAGCTACGATGCCTCAAAATTTGAGCTGCGATTCCGCGAGTGGTCTCGATCTCCAGTGTCATGTGTGCCTGCTCAAACACAGACCAGTGGTTGTGCTTGATACAGTATTTAAGCAGTCCAGCAACCTTAGGATTCTCCTGGTTGTTCGGGTTGCTCACCCTCGCCACGTACCCCATTGTCTTCTCCGCTTCGGGAGTTACTGTTACGAGTTTCACTGAATTCATTACTAAATCCCTTCTCCTGCTTGCGACGTTGTTGTTTGAGTTTCAGTGCTATTTTAGCACGAGTTAGTTGAATTGCCATGTAAGCAATCTCCTCCTCTGTATACAGATGAGGTTTTTTCTTTGCTTCTTTGATTGCTTTCTTTGCTAATCTAATTTGATCTTTTAGACGGGTCATAATAGGCTTTGTAATAGGCAACGATGCCATCGGTTCTCATGTTTCCTTGAGATACCCAATCATGAATGCATTCATAGATGCTTTGAGTGCTGTAGCGTGGTGATCCGTCAGAGCAGATCTCTGATCCGAATTTCTTCAGAAGAATGTTTAGTCCTTGTGTTCTTACGTCCATGCGTTCATCGCTGTAGCGCCAATCAGTCTGGGTATCCGTCATCGTCTCCTTCATCATAATTGAATCCGAACTGTGGTCCACCCTGTTGCAACTGGATCTTGTATGCATCAGTGTTAGAATAAACCTCACTCTCTAATGCATTTGTCAGAGACTTGAGGTTCTTGACGATGAGTTTAAGTTTTTCTCTATCCATATTTAGATAACAGATGTTAGGAGTATAACATAAAAAAAGAGGGGTTGCAACCCCTCTGAAAATTCTATTTGAGGATGTAGCTACATATCCTCTTGCATTGTCCTTGATCTAATGAGTCGCACTCTATTAGACATTCAAAGTAATCATTGAGTCTCTGGTTTTCAGCCTCCAATTCATCGATAGTGTCTTCAAAGTGTCGCCACTCATCTAACTGTGAGCGTGATAGTAGATTGTGCATTGGTCGCCCTCATACAATGAACCATAATGTAGGGAGGGTAAGGGTTCATTTTTTCACCTCGCATAATTCTACCACTATCTAGACAAGACACTGGCAAATTTTGACAGAATCAATGAGTCATACAATGACTCTTATTTTTTGTATATCTTGCTACACATTTATTGTAAAGATAAAAAAAGAGGGGTCGAAACCCCTCTTAATTATTTGTGGAGAATCATAAGTTCTCCGTAGATCATCCCGATGAAAGCCACACAACCTAGGGACGTGAGTCCGACTACTTGTAATGCTTCCATGACGATCACTTGGTGTAAGTCTTACCACGATAGCAGAAAGTGCCATGTGGTTCAGACATCTCAACACAACGTGTGTCATACTCAACGCCACGATATGCAGCGTGAGTAATCTGAGCGTCGTGAAGTGCAGCAGCTTTTTGAATCTGCTTACGGATGAGATTAAGGGTGTTCATTGTAGGTCTCCTAAAAGAATGGGATTTTCGCCCCGTTCCTTCAGTCGTTTGCGTCCCAGTAGTTAATACATTCTGGTACATAGTCCTTAAGGGTCTCGACCAGCTCTATTTTCCACTCTGCATTTAGATGCTCATGCTTTTGAATGCGTAGCATTATAGTATCAGCATCTGCACATGACATTGTGGTTGATAGTAGTAATTCTACCATGGGATGAACGCTCCGTTCCGCGACTTACTTGCGTCCTAGATCAACATAGAGTCGCATTGACCTTCTACTTTTGATCTAAGATAACCTAACAGATTATATTTAGATCGTCGATCCAAGTTTTCATCCATAAGGATTTCAACTCTTCTCTGTAAGAACCTTTCACACGACATGTGCCACCCGTAGGGGTTGTCGTCCGCATGATGGGCAAGGGTCAATGCCAGCAAGATGCTGATCATTGGATGAACGTATGGTAATTATACCATATTATGTATGTCTTGACAACTGTATCAATGGATACAGTTTAGTTGCCTGCTAGGTAGAACCCGTCTCCTGTGCGGCGACAGCAACGCTTGACCTGAGCATCATACACGGGTTGAGTTCCAGCACCTGTGATTAAATTCTTTGCAAAGTCAAACGCTTCTTTGAAACGTCTGAACTTGTATACATCATCATATGTTTTTGCAGAGACAAGGACACCATCCTTCCGCCAAGTCTTCATTGTATGCCAGACTGTGGGTTCGGATAGTTTACGGTAAAAAATACACCAGTTGCCCTTTTGATTTGCACTCATTTTTTCTTTGCCTTTGGATCGTTCCAGAGTTTAGGATTAACTCTACCCTCTGTCTGTGTCATCGTAACAAAATCACGACCATATTTATCGTAGTAGTCATCAAAGATGTCTACTTGTTTAGGACCAGCAGCAATATCAAACTTTGATAGTCCACCTTCTTTGTATTCAATCATGAAAGCAGTGTAAGGAAGAGATCGATCTTGGCAAAGTGAAGGATCACAATCCTTGTGGATAATTTTACAACCTTTCCCCATCAGGAACGACCTCCCCACTTAATAGCAGGGAATGCTTCTTCTACACACTGCTTTGTGATCTTCCAACGCTTACCAATCTTCTTGTCTTTCATGAGACACAGAACTTCTGCCTCGCCTTTGTGCAGACCTTCTAGAAGTTGGATGAACAAACTCTCGCGACGGGTCTGAGAGATGTTAGCACCTCCCTTAAAGAAAAGATAGAGTTTACGATACTCATGAATAAGTTTCGTATGCTCTGTATCTTCTGGAGCATCGTTCTTTTCAAAAGGCACATCACCTTCGGGAAGCATTGAGATAACACTCTCATCAAAGTTAGCAATCAGAATTTGCCTGAGTGCTGGAGAGTTATACTGCGCTAGAAGTTTAATCTTTTGTGCCTTTGTCTTAGCGTTGCTTACTTTTTGTAGCACTTCATGAAGTAATAATTGCATAACCTAAAAGTTGTCGTAGTAATATTTAGTCGTCGTCATATTCGTCTTCATCTACGAAGCGAACAGAGAGTAGTTCTTCATTGATCCATTGTCCGTCTCCGTCTAACATCTCAGGATGTACATTGTCTTCGAGTGATTTGCCATACATGAACTCGTGGAGTTTTTCGTTTACTGTCCATCCAGCAATCACACCTACGCAGAGAAAAATAAACGAAACTGTTGCTGAAAAATATAGGACTGTTGCTTGTGCCATTGTTCAACTCCGAACTAATTGTCTTCCTTATCCCACCTGATCTCAAAGTTGAAGTAGACTTTGCGGTTTAGGAGGGAGAACACCTGATAGATGCCAAAACCTTTTTTCTTAATCGGTTCCTTCTTTTTAGCCCCCCTAAGCATGAGCTCTATACCTTTATTTATTTTAAGTTCGCTCATTTTTTCGCAGAAACTAAACCTTTTTCTAAAAATAGTTTGGCAGTTTCAACCAGACCTCCAACGTGCTCATCATCAATTATAACATAGGGATAACTTTTTGCACCATCATATTGTTCTCTAAAGGATTTCTTCTCGTCTTCAGTATTGATCTGAATGTATGTTGCATCAACACCTGCACGTTCAAACAATTTTTTTAATTGATCACAATAATAACAACCTCTAGTTGTGTATGCAGTAATGTTCATTATAGTTTTACCCAATGGTGTTTCTTTTTGACATGCTCTTCCCACTCAGCTTTCCTTAGAAGATCAAAAGCAAATGTCATTCTAATCTTGTCAGTAGGAACTGAGTCGGTACAATGTTTTACCCAACTAGGAAAGATAGTGATCTTCCTATCAACGTTTGCAGACTTCCAATCCTCTAATGTAAAAGGATTTGTATAGTAGGTGTGTGTATTTTCTACCTGAACACAAACGTGTCCGCTGAGATAACATGCTGGAGTAGTGTTATGTATATGAGGTGCAATCTTTTGTTTTTTTCTCATGACATTCGCCCATGCTTGAGCATACAAGTCTTCCTCTAGAGGAAACTCCAGAGTCTCAACAAATTGATCATGAACTTTACGAATTGCCTCTTTCAAGGGACCAGCATTGTCAAACTTCAAAAGATTATAATCACCAGACCTGGCAGTTAAACTATCCTTACCAAGTTTCGTACCCCAATCACTAACAAATTCATACTTATCAATGATCTCTCGTTCTTTAGACATCACCTCTTTTTGTAAGAGATAAAGATCAAAATCAGTATACCCTTCTCCAATATAATATTTCCATGAAGGAGCGAATGGAGTATCACCTTCTTTTGTAAAGCAGGTGATTTCTTCTAAATGTCCAGACATAAAAAAAGAGGGTCGTTTGACCCTCATATTATATCACCAATAGATCATTCCAGCAAGCATGATGAGGAAACAAATAATTGTGAAGACTAGGAGACCACCTGCTCCTATCCATAACCACGTAGGTATGGTGTCCTCGCCGTTAGGTTCGTGATG